TGAAAGGACAACTGTGTGTTACTGGTGGAAATATAATACTGAAAACAAGGAACATCAGACCATAAATACTGGTGAAACCACCACACACCTTTACCTCCAAAAGGTGAACACCAACACTTGGTGCAAACAACACAACACAACTTCCCTCTAAAATTAAACAAAATCTCAAAATTTGACAAAAATCTTTCAAAATTACAAAATTTACCTATGTTCCCACTGCAAAAGAAACATAATGCCAGTACCACCCATGCCTTCTTTGTCGCGACCCGCGTTATCTCGTGGCCACTTGCGAACAATAATTTTTTCATTACAAATTAAATTTTAATTTAATAAATAATTGGGTGTTTTATAACGAAACTATCACAAATACTTTACCCCTCGGATCTCGACCCCAATGTGACATTCCTGGCTATGTCACACCCCCAATCCTTCAATCATTCTTCGGTTGGGCTTTACACTACACAAAGCTTTATGGAACCTCTCATTGCAGATGAGTTTTACTATACTCCCATTTAAGTCCTGTATAGCAGAAGGTGCTGACGTAATGTAAAGGTCTTAGGCGAGGCACCCATTACTGGGAAATACCTAAGAGTATTGATTTAGGTTGTGTCCTAAGAGATAAATTTGTGGTAGAATAATTTATTTCAAAAGTGTCAAAAATGGAATAATAATAAAAGTTTCAAAATATGGAAACTCATCAACAAAAATTTCAAAACTGCGAGGGGAATGAAATAAATTAGTTCTAGGAATAAGTCCATCATCTAGAACTAATAAATTGGGAATACTCACCAATATTTATAAATCTAAACTTTATGGGGTGATAGCATTACCTATACGACTCATAGCATAACCAGCTCTCCACATAAAAGAAAAAGCGGTACCGGACGTTATAAAAATATTGACTTTATAGTTAATTGTCGGGGGAGTTTTAATAGGACAATTAACTATAGTGGTTAAACTAAGTGTCATCCAAGTTGGAGTTGCAGTAGCAGAATAAAGATCATTCGTAAAACCATAAGTCTGATAATTTGTTCCGGTATACTCGCCCTTTAAATAAATTCTAGGCGGACCAGAGCCATAGGCGGGTAAATAATAATTCATATCAATTGTAACATAATATAGTCCTGGAGAACTAGGACTAATAGAAAACAAATTAGTTGTAACATACCCAGCTGAAACGCTTGTAGTATTATTTTCGGACATACTGGAAACATAATACGCTGGTGTAGAAATCTGCACATACCTAGAATCAGCATAACCTTTGGTTATACACACTAAATCAGTTGCAGAAGTCTGTGTCTGTTTCAAACTAAAAGAATCCCCTGTACAATTTGAAAAAGTAGAATTCGAAGAAACTGTTAAGCTATCAAATTCACCATCACCCGTACACAACAAACTAGCGGTCTCAACCAAATTACTTTGTAAATAATTTGCGAAAATACTAGCAGAAGCTGTTAAAGTAGACAAAGTGAGGGAACCCAAATTTAGAATTGTAGAAGTAGCGGACATGATAATGTTAGCCCCGTCTTGGAGCAACAAAGAATTAATTATTTTAAGTGAACTTAAAATACTAGATTGGTAACTAGGAATTATGGGATTACTAGATCGTATCCCTGTCCCAGAAGCCAGTAATGACTCCATGATCTTACGTCTACGCATATCACGTCCGCGTAACCGTCATGGGAGTATCGCTAAAGTACCAGCTAGTTCACCAGCATTACCACGAAGGTAAGATTTTGCCATCTTACCAATACCCTCCAAAGCAACAGGTGCCATCTCCCGAACCACATCTTTTAAAGTATCAATGGCTAACTTTTGTAAAGATGCATTCGGTTGTGAAACACGAGCTGCAGGAAGTCTCTGAACAACTGTATTGACTTTCTGAAAACCAACATAATCAGAATGAGTAGGTGTCAAAGCAGTTGAAGTGAGAGGGCCAACATATTCTACGTGGGAGACATA